GCCTCGCCGATTCCGGGCCTGATGGCGTCCAGCTCCGCCGAACGCATCTGGATCGCGTTGGCGATGTTCGCCGAGACCAGGCGCAGGGCCCGGAGCCACAGGATCGCGTCGTTCTCCAGGAACTCCCGGTCGGAGTCACTGATCTTGTTGTGGACGTCGTCGTAGACGGCCTGGACGGCGCGGGCCAGTTCGGGGCTACGCCTGCCGTCCGGACGGTAGGTCCCCGACTCGGGGGCCCTGTTCGTCGCCGGGACGTACGGGGTCTTGTACTTCATGCGGATCCTCCTGGATCAGATCTGTGGCACGGGTGCCACCGTTGTTCCTTCGGGTGAGACCATCGGACCTCAGGTGTGGGTACCTGGTCTCCTGCTTGAACTTCTTGAGTCCTCGGTGCGGCCTCATGGAGACACACTAACATGCGCCTACATACTCCGCAAGACCGGGATACAGCAAGAACCCCCGGACTCTAGGCAGTCCGGGGGTTCTTGGAGCTCTACCGTGGCATCGGGAGCTCGGTGGAAGTGTTCGACGCAGGTACGGCTCTAGCGCCAGGGGACGCCGTCATGACCGTCCTTGGTGCGGGATGATCGGATACGCACACAACGTCTCGCACTTCCGTGACGGCACACGAGGGTACGGAGGGAATCCTCGGTGCCTGTCGTACCCCTGTCCGGACTCGAACCGGAAACCCCTCCTCGGCCATGGGACCGGTCCACCGGGAGGTGCTCTGCCATTGAGCTACAGGGGTGTTGTGACCACTCCAGGATTTGAACCTGGTCCTCGCGGCGGTTACTGGTGGAGTGCTTCTTCACCGACGCTCCCCGGACAGTGGGCTCTCCGCGCCTCAAGCCGGTTGTGCCGAATCCCATCGGCCCCTTCGTGGTCTACCACGCCGTTCGTGCCCAATCACACCACGGACGCGGGTGGGTCTGCCCTCAGTTCTTCATCTCGATCTCCCAAGCTCGGGAACCCGTTCTGGCATCGTTCTGTATGAGACCAACCCTAACACACGGACTCACAGACACAAGCCCCAACTCAGTGATGGACACCACATCAACCTTGTCGATACAGTAATCACATGGGTAGGTCGATCAAGGAAGAACTCAGCTACGCGGCACCGGAGGACATCGAGGCGTTCCTGGCGACCTGCACCGAGCAGGACATCATCGAGATGGGCCGCGAGGAGTGGTGGTACACCCAGAGGCCCGAGCAGGTCCCCCCGGAGGGCAACTGGACGGTCCACCTGTACCTCGGGGGCCGTGGCACCGGCAAGACCAAGAGCGGTGCCGAGTGGATCGTCGAGCGCTGCCTGAAGTTCCCGTACACCGCCTCGGGTCACCCCGCCAACCGCCTGGTCATGGCGTACAACGTCTCGGACGCCCTGACCACCTGCATCGAGGGGGAGTCCGGCATCTTGTCGATTCTGCGGCGCATGGAGATGGTCGAGGACAAGGACTACTCCTACACCAAGGCCCCGAAGCCCAAGATCGTGTTCCTGGAGACGGGGTGCGTCATCCACTTCACGGGGGCCAACAAGCCCGACGTCGTCCGGGGCCTCAACCTCGCGGACGCCTGGCTCGATGAGATCGTCAAGTGGCCCGATCCCGAGCAGATCTGGAAGGAGGGCGTCCACCACGCCCTGCGTTCGGACGTGCCCGGCGACAAACCCAGGGTGTTCGTGACGACCACGCCCAAGCCCATTGAGATCCTCAAGAAGTGGACCAAGCGCAAGGACGGGTTCGTCAGCCTGTCCCGGGGTTCCACCTTCGACAACATGGCCAACCTGAACGCCGAGTTCATCCGGGAGATCCGCCTGGAGTACGAGGGCACCCTGATCGGCCGCCAGGAGATCTACGGCGAGCTGCTGGACGACATGGAGGGCCCGCTGTTCTCGCTGGCCACCATCAACGACAACCGGGTGGAGGAGATCCCGGACGACATCGGGTTCCGGGTGGTCGGTGTGGACCCGTGCCTCACCGGTGGCGAGAACGGTGACCTCATGGGCTGCGTTGCGGCGTACCGGGATCGCAAGGACCACTACTACGTGGTCGAGGACGCCTCCGTGCGCCTGTCGGGGCGTGATGCCGCACGCCACGTGTGGAAGGTGTTCGCCCGGCACAGTGCGGACGTCCTGGCCGTGGAGACCAACCTGGGCAAGCAGTGGCTGACCGAGATCCTGAGGTCCACGTACAAGGAGATGCAGGAAGAGGGGATCTTCCCGCAGTACACGACCCCGCCGATCAAGGAGATCCACTCCAACCACGGCAAGAAGCTGCGGGCCGAGCCCGTGGCCATCCGGTACCAGCAGAAGCGCGTACACCACGTGGGTGCCTTCGAGCACCTGGAGACCCAGATGGTCGGCTGGGATCCCACCGACTCCAAGGTCAGTCCCGACCGCCTGGACGCGCTGGTCCATGCGATCCGGTACCTGATGGAGGGGGAGAACCGGACCGTCCGGTTCTTCTCGCCGACCGCCGTGACGGTAAGGGGGCTCTGATGGCCAGGATGCCAGGGAGGGTTGTGGCCTCGTGGTGCCCGCACTGCCGTAACTTTCCGGGACCCGATTGTCCCGACGTCGGCAAGCCCCCGAAGACGGTCCGGCTGGCCCTGAAGCGTGATCTCGCACGGGAGGTCGTGGATGTTAGCACAAGACGGGCACGTACCGTAGCATCATCAACATGATCGCCCTAGTCTTCCTTGTACTCGCGGTCGCCCTGACGGCTTCGCTGGCTCGCCTGGCCCGGGTGGACGTCATCACGGCCGGGTGGCGGGTGAAGATCCGTGAGTGGTCCGGAGAGCACGGGTTCTTCACGGACATGCTGGAGTGTCACCGCTGTACCTCCGTATGGACGGCACCCCCGAGCGTCCTGGCCCTGGGTGGTGGCCTCCTGGCCGCCTATGGGGTGTCCCCCTGGGTCTGGCTGATCGCCGCACTGCTGTGGATCCCGGTCAGCTTCGGGGTCTCCTACCTCGCATACCTTCTGTTCCTCCTGGAGGAGATCGACTGATGGCACTGGGACGTCGCAAGGCCCTGGTGGTCCCCGAGATCCCGCAGGGCGACGAACGCTCCATGATCGCCTCTGCTGCGCGGATCACCGTGGCCGAGGCGACGTTCCCGTTGCTGCGCTGGACCGACGAGTCCTGGCAGCGGGAAGCCTGGGGCTTCTACGAGACCAACGGGGAGCTCTCCTACACCGCCGACTACATCGGGGCTGCGATCTCCCTGGTGCGCCTGACCATCAACCACGTGGACGAGCGCGGGGTGATGCAGGGCGAGGTCAAGGACGACCCCGAGATCGAGGCCCTGGCCCACACCATGCTCGGCGGTCCGGCCGTACGCGCCGGGGTGCTCCGGGCGCTGTCGGTGGGCCTGACGGTCGCGGGATCCACGTACCTCATCGGCAGGTCCAACCCGATCCTCGGCGACTCCTGGACGGTCGTGGCCAACCAGTACGTCCGGCCGACCGCCGGGAAGGTCCAGGTGGACTTCGGCAACGGCGAGTGGGTCACCCTGAACCCGGCACGCGACACGGTCATGCGGATCTGGCGGCAGTCCCCGCAGCGCCCACTGCTGGCCACGAGCCCGGCTCGCGCCCTGCTCCTGACGTTCGCGCAGCTCCAGAAGCTTCGGATGTTCATGAGCTCGGAGCTGAACTCCCGGATCGCCTCCGGTGGCGGCCTGTATCCACTGCCCATGGAACTCCAGTTCCCAGGTGACGCGGACGCCGGTATCCCTCCGGGCGCTCCGGGCGTGGCCCAGATGGTGTGGCAGTCGGCGGCCAGCAACATCGAGGGCTACGGCACGGCTGCCGCGATCGCCCCGACGTTCTTCGAGGCCCCCATCGAGATCATCGAGAAGATGATGAAGGAGCCCATCAGGTTCGACGTGCCCCTGTCGGACCACGCCATGGACTACCGCAAGGAGCTGATCGCCGACGTCGCCCGGGGTATGAACGTGCCATCGGACGTCGTGGAGGGCATGAGCAACGCCAACCACTGGCAGGCGTGGTGGGCCACCGAGGAGTTCGCCACCAAGACCGTGGCCCCGGACATGACCCTGCTCGTGAACGCGCTCACGAACTCCTGGCTCAAGGGTGAGCTCCTGGCGCGCAAGAAGGACCCGAACCGGTACATGGTCTGGTTCGACCTGGCCCCCCTGAACAACACCGCTGACAAGTTCACCGACACCCTGAACCTGTACCGCGAGGGTGCGGTGTCCCTGGAGACCCTGCTGGCTTCGGCGAACTACAACATGAGCAACGCCCCGAAGCAGAAGGAGTTCATCCAGCGCAAGCTGTGGGTCCTGGCGGAACGGGACCCCACGCTGCTCCAGATCGAGGGCTTCCGCAAGTTCCTGGACATCGACATCCCGGACTTCACGCCCGCCCTGGCGGCACCGGACATCGGCAACCTGGAGGAGCCCGGGGCTCCCCCACCTCCGGCACCGGCCCGGACGCCGGAGGACCGTGCCGTGGGCTCCAAGCCGTCCACGCCCCTGCGTGACGACCTGAACGCCTCGGGACTGGTCGAGCACCCGGCCGTGGTGCCGGTGGCCAATGCCGTGGTCCTGGCGGCCCTGGCCGTGGCCGGACGTCGCCTGTGCACCGCGAAGTTCAAGGGCCTCGTGGACAAGGACTTCCCACCGGTGCTGATGCACACCAGGATCAAGGTGGCCTCCCTGGAGCATGCCGACGAACTCCTGGCCTCCGCATGGAGTACGGCGGGGCAGTCCCTGGCGGGTGTCACGGACGCGGACAGGATCCTCCCGCAGCTCCATGAGTACGCCCGGGGCCTGCTGGCCTCCGGGATCCCGCACAGCCCCGAGCTGCTGTCGGCGTTCCTGGCAGGCAAATGATGACGTCTCCGGAGCCCGTGGAGTCGGCCGGACTGTCCGAGGCCGCCGTGACCGCCATGGAGGCGGCCATGGTGCCCCTGGTCCTGTCGGCGATCACGGACTTTCTGAACCGTGCCCGGGATCTGGTGATGGCTCCGTGGCGACGGTTCGGGATGCTGCCAGACCCGGCACCGATCCAGGACCTGGACGCGTGGTGGACGGCCCGGATCTCCGAGCTGATGGCGGACCTGCTCCGGGCGGCCCGCAGGGGCTGGGACGCCACGGCCGGTCAGCTCGGCAAGGCCGTGACCTTCGATCCCCAGGATCCCTACATCCTGGCGCAACTGGACGCCTCGGAGAACCTCCTGGTCAACGTGGACGCTGAGATCTACCGCATGATCGTGGGGGCAATCGCGGACGGCGCGGATCGCGGGTGGACCAACGCTCAGATCGCCGACCGGGTGGAGAACATCCTGACGGTCACCGGCACACCCAACTGGCCCAACAGGGCCGACGTCATCACCCGGACCGAGGTACGGAGGTTCGCCAATGCCGGACAGTTCGCGGCGGCCCAGCGGGTGGGCACGGAGACCGGGAAGATCTTCGAGAAGATCTGGGTGGACCGCGACGACGACCGGGTCCGTGCTTCGCATGCTCGTGCGGATGGTCAGCGCCGTATGCTCGATGATCTATTCGACGTCGGGGGTTCAGATCTGCTCTACCCGGGTCACTGGGCCGGGAGGCCCGAGGACGTGATCAACGAACGGTGCCGGATGATCGTCCGGCAGATCAGGAGGTAGCGGTGCCCGTCAACACCAACACGTGGCAGTCGTGGCCCCTGGCTGCCCGGGAGACCCCCTTCAACGCCGACGACGCCATCGCCCGGATCCAGAACTGGGCTGGCGGATCGGCCAAGAAGTTCAATCAGGCGTTCCTGTTCCGGATCGACGGGGCCGACCCGAAGAACCCGGCATCCTACCGGCTGCCCCTGGCAGACGTCTCGGACGGCCGACTGGTCCTGGTCCCCCGGGCCGTGTTCAGTGCCGGGGTCATCATGTCCGGCGGCCACGGCGGTCTGTACGACGTCCTGGACGACACCGAGCGTGACGACATCCGCTCGGTGCTCACCCGGATCTACGACAAGCTCTCGGAGGAGTACTCCGATCCCCGCGTGGTCGCCCCCTGGCTTCGCGGAAACACCAAGGAGGAGCGCAACGACCTCCGCAAGGACATGGGAGTGGAGCAGGTGAACGCATCCGTACGGACTCAGTGGGATCTCCCCATCGCCCCCCTGGACACGCCCTGGTACGGCCAGCAGGCCAAGGGGCGCATCTGGGACTGGGCCGAGGGTGAGTATGCCAGGTACTCCCAGGGCTTCCTGTACGCCGACGCCCGGGGTCAGAACACCAAGAGCGCCTACCGGGTGCCCCTGGCCGACATCGTGGACGGCGAGCTGATGATCGTTCCCCGGGCGGTCATGGCGTACTCGGCACTGCTGGCATCCGGCAGCCCGAACCTTCCGGTGCCCGCCTCGGAGCTGCCCCAGGTGGCCGCCGTGGTATCGGCCCTGGCTGATCGGATCACGGGGATCGAGGCCGGGCTCTACCAGGAGTCCGAGGAGGAGGAGGTTGAGGACGAGGTCTTCGGCGAGACCGATGATGACGAGGAGGATGAGGAGATGACGGCATCCGCCGTGGCCCCGGTGCGTCCCCCACGGGAGTGGTTTACCGAGCCTCCCATGGCACGCCCCGAGCCCCTGACCGTCACCGCTGACGGCCGGGTCAGCGGCCTGATCGCACGGTTCGGCAAGTGCCACATGGGCATCGGTGACCAGTGCGTGATGGCTCCCCGTTCCGCGTCGGGGTACCAGTACTTCCTCAACGGCCAGGTGCTGACCGCTGACGGATCCATGGTGCGCGTCGGCAAGCTCACCCAGAACACCGGGCATGCCCGTCCGGGCGTCGGGGCCGGTCCGGCGGCCGCCCACTACGACAACACGGGCACCGGGATCGCCGTGGTCAACATCGGCGAGAACGCCTACGGCATCTGGGTCGCCGGGTCTGTGGTCCCGAACGCTACCGAGGAGCAGGTCGCAGAGCTGCGGCGCTCCCCGATCTCCGGCGACTGGCGCAGGGTCGGCGGACACCTGGAGCTCGTGGCGGCCCTGGCGGTCAACACACCCGGGTTCCCGATCGTGGCCAGCCTGGAGGGCTCCGACGAGCCCGACACCATCCTGGCCGCCGGTGTCATGCTCGCAGACGGCACCGTGTACGCCTCGATCGAGGAGGCATCCGAGCCCGGCAAGGACGACGAGGACTTCCAGAGGCGCGTGGACGAGATCGACGAGAAGATCAGCAGGGTACTGGCCGCCCGGCGTGCCCGGACCTACGATCGCATCAGCGCGGCCATGGACGAGAGGAGAAAGTGATGGGTTGTTCGTCATGCGGTGGTGCCAAGGCCATCGCGGCGTCGTCCACGGAGCCCCGGGAGGTCACCCTTCCGGACGGCACCAAGGTCACGGTGACGTCCACGCGTCAGCACCGTGCCGAGATCGACAAGGCGCACGCCCGGATGCGTGCGGCGGCCAAGTCCAGGGGCTACACTACGTCTCGGTAGCCATGGGGATGGAATGCCAGGAAGGGCCCGGGAGCGGTACAGCCCCCCGGGCCCTTCTTCGTCACAGAAGTACGAGTGCCCCCAGTAGCGTCACCCACATGAACGCGATGAGTCCGAGTAGCGCCAGGAACACCTTGACCTCGTCGTCCATCAGAACCCCGCGCGGTTGAACGGCGTCGTGTAATCCCGCCAGTCACCGTCGTAGTGGGCCTCCAGCCAGGCGTCCACGTCCGCCTGGGGTGGCAGCAGGGCCTGGGTGTACTTCTTGGGGTGCACCAGAACGTCCTCGTTGGCGAGTTCGATGATCTTGTCCCGGATCAGCCATAGCAGCGCCTGACGTGTGCGGGACTCGATGCAGAAGTCGCGGATCACCCCCTCCAGGGCGTCGGTGGTGCCGTTGTGCATGGCACTCATGATCTGTACGGCGAACTTGGTGCCCTCGTCGATCTCGGTCATGCCTCCAGCTCCTTCGCGGGCTCCACGGTCTCGCCCTCGATGTAGTCCTGGACGGTGTCCAGGTACCCGATGACGGTGCCGTCCAGGTGGTGCGAGAAGAACTCGAACCGCCCCTCGTCCATCCACTTCTCCCGGAACGCACTCCGGCGGAACTGGGCGACCGGCACCCCGTAGATCAGGGGCTCCTCGTCACCCTCGTCGTTGTACCACTTGGAGTACCAGCGGTCCCCACAGCACGAGCAGTCCCCGTCGCCGTCGAAGTACAGGCCGATCTGCTGGGCGATCCGGTTGGCCTCGGCGGCGCTGTGGGCCTCGATCAGCACCTTCGTGGATATCCCGGCCTGCTCGTCGTAGACGAAGCTGCCACCGGAGTTGTTCTGGTCGAACGTGAACCAGCGGGCGGTCGGACGGGCGTGCGGCTTGCGGATGATCTTCACTTTGCGAATCCCCTCGCCAGTCGGTAAAGCTCCATGTAGGCCAGCATTTCTGAGCGGTGGTAGGCGCAGTCGCCGATGGCCTTCTTGATCCTCGGGTCACTGGACGCCCTGGTCTCGGCGTCCGCGTAGGCCGCCGTGCCCTTCGCGAGTCCCTTGGTGTACGACCTCTTGAGCTCGGCGAACCGGGTCTTCGATCGCTCCCACTCGGCTTCGTTGATGTACACCAGGCGCAGGTAGCGTCTGCACTGATCGGCAGGACCCAGAACCCGGGACTCCTCGTAGTCCAGTGAGCTCATTTGCCGTACACCCCCTTCAGGAGGCTGTCCAGGGCGTCGTACGCCTCCTTGTACGTGTGGACCAGGCCCTGGTAGAACTCGGCACCCTCCCGGAGCACCTCGATCCGGGGGTCGTTGAACGCGATCTTCTCGATCGTGATCCGTAGCTCCATGGCCTCGCGCAGGCTGGTCACCTGCGCCATGGCCGACCGCATCTTCGCGATGTACTCGCCCATCTCGTTCGCGAGCTTGTCCGCCGTCTCCGTGCGACTCATCCTGATCTCCTTGATTCGTGGTGTCTTACCGACATGCACGAACATACACGGGGACACAGGGGGTGTCAAGACATGGTTGTTGGACACAGATGATCGACTGAGTTAACGTTGCTGCATCGGGTGATGCGCCGCGAGCCTGCCCGAGGCCCCGCCTGGCCTCGGATGCCGGGCACCCGCATTCACATCCGCAAGGAGTCACCCAGATGTTCGAGATCCCCACCAAGGAGATCCTCGCGCAGCTCACGGCCTCCGCAGTGTCCGAGTTCCGGACCATCGCCGAGAACGAGATCACCGAGATCCGTGCGGCGAGCACCCGTGAGACCATCACCGAGGACCAGGCGAACCGCCTGACCGCCCTGTACGACTTCATCGAGGTCGCCGACGCCCAGATCACCGCGAGCCTGGCGAACGCCTCGGTGTACGACCGGACCGTCCCGGCCGCGCCGAAGGCCCCCGAGGCTCCGGTGACCGAGGTCCAGGCGGCTGCCCCCGGCACTCCGTTCGAGGCTGACGGCACCAAGAACGTCGCTGACACCGTCGTCCACTCCGAGACCGCCGGTGAGTCCAGCACCGTCGTGAGCGCCACGGTCACCGCTGCCGGTGCCACCCGGGTCACCCTGGCCGACACCGCTCCGTACACCCCGATCGTGGTCGAGGAGGGTCAGGCGGCTCCGAAGCCGTACACCATCCTGGCCGCCGCGAACCTGACCCTGGACGGCGGCAAGACCGCCGCGCACGGTGCCGAGATCGACTTCGCGGCGCTCGGTGAGGCGTTCCAGAACGCGTCCGATGGCAACATCGGCCGCGCCCGGACCGCCGGTGGCCGTGGTGTCCGGCAGCACACGATGCTGGCCTCGATCCGCCGGGAGCAGACCGCCGACCGCGTTCTTCTGCCCACGGACACCAACGCCCAGGCGTACACCAAGCTCAAGGACCTGGGCAACGCGTACCAGAAGACCCTGGGCCAGGGCACCCTGGAAGAGGTCACGGCGGCCAACGGCTTCTGTACCCCCTCGATCCCGCTGTTCGACACCTGTTCGCCGATCACGACCTCGGGTCTGTGGAGCGGTCCGCGCATGGTGGCGACCCGTGGCGGCTTCATCCACAACCAGGGTCTGGACTTCGCGGACTTCTTCGGCGGCGACTTCGTCCTGCCGATCCCGGGGTACAACATCTTGACCGAGGCCCAGGTCATCGCGGACACCGCCAAGACCTGCTTCGAGATCCCGTGCCCGCCGTTCGTGGACGACCGCCTGAACATCGCGGCCCTGTGTCTGACCGGCTCGATCCTCCAGAACCGGACGTACCCGGAGTTCGTTTCGACCTTCGTCGAGGGTGCGATCGCGGCCATGGCCCACCTGGTCAACCGCGAGATCATCCAGGCCCTGGTCGCGGGTTCGACCGCTGTCGCCCTGGCGACCGTGGACCCCTGGGTCACGGACGGCTCGGTCCTCTCGCAGCTCATGAGCGCTGTCGAGATGGCCGTCGTGGACCTGCGCTACGCGTACCGGACCTCGGAGAACCAGCCGTTCACGGTGGTCCTGCCGATCTGGATCAAGGCTCAGCTCCGTGCGGACTACCTGCGCCAGAACGCCCGGGTGTCCGATGATCTTGCGGATGTCCAGATTGACCAGATGTTCCGGACTCGTGGTGCGATCGTCCAGTACGTCTACGACTGGCAGGACGCCTTCAGCCCCACGAACCCGACGGTGCCCGCCCAGAACCAGGCCGGTAACGCCACGCCGATCCTGGCACTGCCGTTCAACGTCTCGTTCCTGGTGTACCTGCCGGGTACCTGGGTGCTCGCCGAGCTGGACATCATCCGCCTGGACATGGTCTACGACAGCACCCTGCTGGCGCAGAACCAGGTCACCCAGCTCTTCATGGAGGACGGCTTCAAGCCGATGCGGATGTGCTCCTTCAGCCGCGTGTACTCCGTGAACATCTGCCCGAACGGTTCCACCGGCGTCCAGCGCGCCGTGGCCTGCGCGGACATCACCGCCTGATCCCGGTGACGGCCCCGGGGGCAACCCCGGGGCCCTTCCCGGATTCACGAGATCTGGAGGTGAGAGATGGTAGCGATCATTCCGGCCAGTGAGGCGTCCAAGCCCACGCCGAACACCCCACTGCGCTACGGCCTGTTCCAGGCCGCCGTGGGTCCCAAGGACTTCCCGGACCTGCACATGCGCGGCGGGGGCCTCTGGTACCGCTCGGCACCGTGCGCGACCGGCCAGGGCTACGAGATCAACTGCATCGACGCCCTGGACCCGAAGGTGTTCAGCGACTCCGGCCTGGACATCGTCACCGGCGTCCCGTTCGTGGTCATGGCGAACTACGAGTGCATCCCGACCGGGGACACCCAGGAGCAGGCCATTGCCCAGGCCGAGGCCCTGACCCTCCAGACCCTGCTGAACTCCGAGCAGGCCCTGGTGGAGTCGGTGTTCTCCTCGGGTGACTTCGCGCAGGCCCCGAGCCTGGCGAACAACCCGGACGTGGTCACCCTGACCCCGACGAGCACGAACGTGATCGACGTGGTCTCGGAGCTGGAGACCGCCATGTACTGCACCAGCCAGTACGGGCAGCCCGCGTACCTGCACATGCCGATCGCGGTGTTCAACCGGATGAAGTCCGAGCACCTCATCGAGTTCGACGGCAAGCGCTGGCGGACCCCGATGGGTTCGGTGGTATCCCCGGGTTGCTACGCGGGGACCGATCCGGACGGTGCGGCACCGGCCGCCGGTGTGTTCTGGATCTACGCGACCGGTCAGACCACCGTGTGGCGCTCGGCGACTCCGTTCATCGCTCCCGTTGAGGGTGCGTGGAACCGGACGACCAACGAGTACACCGGTCTGGCCGAGCGGGAGTACGTGGTGACCTTCGAGTGTGCGGTGTACGCCGCGCCGACGACCCTCTGGACGGTGGGACCGTGACCGAGCACCTGACCGCCGCGATCTACCCGGAGCCCCGGTACCTGTCGAGCGTGGCCCGGCACCTGCTGAAGCTCGCCGAGCGCGCTCAGGACGTCGAGTACGTGTCCTGGCCGCAGGCGGGTTTCCGGGTGACCGATGACGTCCTGCTCCTCTGGGAGGAGGAGCTGACCAAGGACGACCAGGGTGAGTACAGCCTGGAGCTCACGTACGCCGGTTCCGACAAGAGGGTCCTGACGCACACCAACCCGGTGACCAAGACCGACGTCGAGGTCGCGGCCGTCCGGGAGGCTGCTGAGGAGCCCAAGGAGCTGGCCAAGGTCAAGAAGAAGCCGGGGCCCAAGCCCAAGACGACCCTGATTGAGGAGGGCGAGTAATGGCATCGGAGTGCCACTCCGTAGTCCGGGCTCCCGCACTTCGCGTGACCCGCCTGGACGAGTGCGGCATCCCCGTCGAGACCGCGTGCTCGTCGGCGACCTCTTCGGGGTTCGTCGAGATCGCGCTGACCAAGGTGCTCCAGGAGCGCCAGGACGCCCTCCAGCTCACCGCCAACGGTGACATCTGCGTGGA